GATACTTTTTTGATCAACGACGAAACATTTATGGGTGGATCTGATATCGCATTGTTAGACCTTGTATATGTTACAACAACGTCGTCCAATTTTTTAAATTTTATTTCGACTTGAACTTGTTGTTTGCTTAGTGCACATACAGGTATTGCTAAACTTGGATGCCTTAAAAAGTAAAAGGGTAATAAAATATTATAATCCCAGTCGTATGATACGTTTATATAATTTCCATGTCCGGCTAAGAAGTAAAGGGTTTGTTTTATATCATCTTCGTTACTGTGTATATTGTTATACATGTATATGTAATCTCCGGTCAAACGTTGTATAGTTTGACCACCGATACGTAAATCGGCGTATTCTATTATTTGAGCACCTATAGATTCTCTATAACTTACTATTTTAAGGTCTATTTGACCACCCATACCGGGGTGTACAGAACAGTAATAGTATAAAGTTGAAGGTGTACTCGAACTATATGTTGGTGTAAAAGTAACCGTAGCTGTACCCGGATTCGTAACACCTGTTGTATACTCTCCAAGTACAGGTACGCTAAATCTATAAACTTCACCATTGGACTGACTCAGAGATACTTTACCTGGGTACGTTGTAGTATCAACACTAGTTGGGAAAGCGTCAGTTGTATCGTTATCAGACCAGGTAAAGGGAGATACTTTCAAAAGCTTTATCGTGTGAGTTGACGGTGTAGCTGGTGAAAACCAGTTGTTTGTTGAATTTAACCATAGTTTATAAACGTAATGCGTTGCTGTATCCAAACTTGTGTACCTCTTATAATTGTAAAGAGTACCGACACCGTCAACAGGTGGTAATTCGTCGGGTGGGGCATACTCAAATCTAAACGGGTGTGTTTGGTGACTTGCATTGTTGAAGGTATACGTCGTACCTTCGTAAAGTGTGAGTGTCGCCTGTTGAACACCGTCTATAAAGTATTTACCACCTGATTCTGAAACTGTAAACGTTTTATCTGGTACCGTTGGTCTAGGTAAAGTAAATTTAAGCATCATACTTCTAATAAGATCTCCCTTATTCATGGGTATATTAGACTCAACGGAGGTATCGAAATTGGGGTCACCATTGAACGGTGTTTCTATGGCTTCGATTGAAAATTTTGTGTGTCGTTTAAAATTCATCAGGAAATATGAAAATTCGGGTTCACCAGTAAGCCATTGGTCCTGGATACCAGTGACGGTAAGGTTTAGTTTACCAGCCATTCTTACTTTATGTGAGTAAAATTTTATAAATTAAAACGAGGCATTATGATAGATGAATCTTCAATTGAGAAAGTTCAAACCTGAAAGCATGGCTGATGACAAAGTATGTGTTTTTATAGGTAAACGTAATACCGGTAAATCTACACTCGTTACTGATATTTTGTATCACAAAAAGCATTTACCAGCAGGAATAGTTTTATCTGCTACAGAGGAAGGTAATCATTATTATCAACAATATATACCCGATCTTTTCATATACGGTGATTACGATAGAGAAGCTATCGAACGCGTTATGGATAGACAGAAAAAGCTTGTCGGTGCCGGTAAGTCAAACTGTGGTGCATTTCTTCTTTTAGATGATTGTATGTATGATTCCAAATTTATGAAAGATACATGTATAAGACAATGTTTTATGAACGGTCGTCACTGGAAGATATTTTTCATGTTAACCATGCAATATTGTATGGATCTTCCTCCAGCTCTCAGAGCAAATGTTGATTACGTTTTTATTCTACGCGAAAATATAATTCAAAATCGGGAGAAATTGTATAAATCATTTTTTGGTATTTTTCCAACGTTTGAAATGTTTAATAAAGTCATGGATTCGTGTACAGAAAACTACGAGTGTTTAGTTTTAGATAATACGTCCAAGAGTAATAGAATAGAAGATTGTGTATTTTGGTATAAAGCAACACTTCGTAAGAATTTTAAAGTGGGTGCACCTCAATATTGGCAAACCCATAAAAAAATGTTTAATCCTAGACATGGTAATATGAAATTGGGTGATCGTAATGCAGTTAAAAAAACGACTGCATTAAAAGTTATTAAGAAAAAATGAATAGTTTACGAATTTTATCGAAACAATTATTACAGAAAAAAATTGTTACACCGTTAGTTTATCCAGCGTACAATGAAATTACATCAGGTGGTGAAAGCGATGAAGGATACCGTATATTGGTTGATGTTTGTCACAGTACAAAAACCATATACGTAGATGAAGACATGTGTGACTACGATAAGTTAAACGATTTACCACGAATTATAAAAGCGTTTGGATGTTTATACCCTAAATACAAACTAATCAGTTAATTATTTTAAATTGTTACATTAAATGATAAGTGTTATCATATTAAATTGGAAACGCCCCGATAATATAATAAACGACATATTACCAAAAATTGTTAATTACAAACTAGTTTCAGAAGTTATCATATCTCACGGTAACAGTAAAACATACTTTGAAACTCCAGAACTAAAAATTGTTAAACATTATCGAGATGAAAATAATAACACAAAATTAGGTGTCGCTTTACGATTTTCTAGGTCGTGTGATGCAAAAAACGATTGTGTTTTAATACTTGATGACGACATGTTACCATCAGAAAATTACGTTAACAAAATGTACAAAGAGTATAAAAAGAATCCTAATGTGGTTATAGGTTCACAAAAGAGATACGTTTCCGCAACCAAAGGGTATTCAAATAAAAAGTTTTTAATGAACGATCAACAAATTGTATTAACTCAAATTTTAATGACAAACAAATCGATATGTAAAGATTTCATGAACGAAAAATATAAGATGAATGACTTCGCTTTGAAAGCTAAACCAGTATGGAACGGTGAAGATATATTATTAAATTTAATTTACATTAAAAATTATAATAAAACCCCAATTTATTTGAAACCAACCAACGATGATGTAAAGAAATTAAAAACCAATAACGCTATAAGCAGTGATACAGGACATTATAAATATAGAAGAGAGTTTTCTAAAGCTGCTTTAGAAAGATATGGTATTAATACTAATTATAATTATATAAAATTATTAGTTTTACTAATTTTAATATTTTTATTGATAGTTTACATAATCAGGTAGGTAAATAATCAGGCTAACGCGTAAACGTAAAAAATCAAAAAACTTTGCACATATAAATGTCAACTGACGTGAGTACTTTAAACCTTTCAGAGAATAGTGATGGTATGGTAGCATTAAATAATAACATGTCTACAAATTTCATAGAAAAAGGGCAACAACCTATTATAGAACCGCCGAATATTGTATCTGAAAAAAATATTGATTTTAAACAAAGTACTATGGACTCTACTCCAATTCAAGATGTTATGCAACCAGAATCGCCACTCGAACCACCAATGATGGCAGTTGATCCACGAATGACACAGGCACAAGCACAATCACCAATGATGGGTCTTCAACAACCAACCGAACCTAGACAAAAAAATTCTAGTCAAAATCCATTCAATTTAACTGATGACCAGTTTCAAGCTCTCGTGGTCGCTGTTTGTACTGCGATAGCGATTAGTAAGCCAGTTCAAGAAAAACTCGCAAATTTCGTACCACAATTTCTTAACGACCAAGGGAACCGAAGTGCCGTTGGTTTGGGTTCGACTGGTGCAGTCGCCGCCATAGCATTCTTTTTGTATAAAAGATACGCTTAATTCGAATTAAAGTGGGAATACATTTTATCACCACCAAACAATAAATAAGAAATTATAAACCCAATGGTTAATCCCAATGCTCGAAGTCCAATAACAGTCACTGTACTCCGTGTATTTTTACCGAACCTAACAAAATCTTCTTTTATATTGTCGTTCGTTTCTGTAATTAAGAGTGTAAAAACTAAACTTATTATAGTCGATATCAAAAGGAAAGGCATATCAAGGGAAAGACGTCCCCATACTTTACCACCTCTTGGCATCATACCCAAAACATTAGGTATAATAAGCAATAAAAAGATCACATTAGACCAATATTCACTCGCGAGTAGTGGTACACTCGATAAAGATAAAATTCCATTCCATAATAAAATAGCTTTTGCTAAATCAACTTTTGTCGCTGACATTATTACATTTACCTTAGATTATTTATCCTGGACGTGTTTACCACAAAATTTAGTTTTGTTTGGTATTTCTTTATAGATTCCGAGTTGGACGCACATATCTCTCAATTTTTTGAAATTTGTCCAATAATCTTTACTATGTGAATACTCATCGACCGTTGAGTGTGCGAGTTCGTGTATTAATACGTGAAATATTTCGTTCGTATCACCGTCTAAGCATAAACCAATTTCATTACCTTTATTCGTGTTATACCCTATGTGTCCATTTGTCCTGTGATACATTGTTAATGGTATTTCGTGACTTAAAACTTTAAACTCACTGTACCCAGTTGTTTGTATATGTTCCCTGAGAATTCTATATTTTTCCCGTATTTCTTTTACCTTTTCGGTTTGTTTCATATTCATGTATATATACACGTTTATGATAAGTAGAAGTATAGCGAGTATCATCTTACCATAAACATACATAAAAATTGAAAGCGAAAAAAAAGTAGAAATGATACGTAAATTTATTGATTTTTTAACGAAACCCGAACCACGACCCGTTCTGGGACGGTGGGCGGTAAAATCGTGTAGTGAACTACTCACGTCTATAAACTCCGTCTACCAGAACCGCGACCATTGTGGAGACGTAATATGTCACGAACCCAAAAAAGCAGAAGAATATATTAAAACTAATAAAAATACCAAGTAAAGGTATATGAGTAACTCCAACTCCAATGTTCCCCAGGCACTTCGTAACCTCGGTGTTACGAACATGAATATTACAAGACTTGATCTAGCACCAAGTTATAGATTAACCAAATTACCACCACAAATCGGTGACCTTAAAAAACTAGAGTATCTTTCTTTGGGATTTAATAAATTAACCACATTACCACCACAAATCGGTAAGCTTGAAAACCTTAGGGTACTTCATTTGAATAATAATAAGTTAAAATCGTTACCATCCACGATTGGTAAACTTACAAAACTTGAAAAACTTGATTTAAGTAGTAATGCGTTAGAATCTTTACCACCACAAATCGGTCTTTGTGAAAATCTTAAGAAACTTAATTTGGATAAAAATAAATTAAAAACGTTACCAAAAGAGATTATTAAACTTAAAAATATAAGTATTGTCGCGAATCGAAACCCAAACCTTACAATACCTTATATCCTAAAAAATAAAAACATTACCGTTTTCCATCATTATAAATCATTCGATCCTAATGTCTTATATGAAAAAGAATATAATTATAGCAATTATTATAAAAACCAATTATCGGGTAAAGCCATTACTAAACGAAAAAATTTACCTTTTTTACCGAAAAATATTAAAAATCTAATAGCAAAAAAAATTTCTAACGTTGAACCTGTAACAAAACCAAAACCTCCTAGTAAAACTAAAAATCCTTTACGTAAATTAGTACGTAATATAAAAGAGAAAAGAAATTTAAAACGTAACACGGAAAATATAGAAAAAGTAACAAATCGAATTAAAAGTACAGTTAAAACGCCAAATACGCCAAACATACCAAAAACACCAAAAACACCAAAAACACCAAACACGCCAAAAACGATAAGAAAAAAGGCGGGTAACGCCGCTCAGAGTAGACGTACTAATGTCAATAATAATAACTAATCATTTCTTATACACAAACCTAAATTTACTATACAAATCCGAAACCGGGTTCCCTTTAAGATCTTCCCACAGTGTTAAAGTAAACCCCAAATTTTCCATTCGCGTGAATAACATATCTTTATGCGCTATTGGTTCGAC